CGTAGGATTCATCAAGCAAGTAGTTGAGCAAGCAGTAAAGACATTTGTTACAGCATTCCTGGGTGCATGGGTTGCTGCTGGTTCCGATTTTGATGCATTGACCGATTCTGCAAATCTTAAGATTGGTGTTACCGCAGTTGCAGCGTCAATTGCGATGAGCATGGGTCTCAAGAAGGTTGGTTCAAATAAGGACTCCGTTTCAGCACTTTAATCTGAAACTGTCCGTAGGGACAGGGGTTCCTAATCTACAATCTTTTAGGTCTTTGATTAGGAGAGCGCGTCCGTGATTGCTGGTGTTTATAACTTAACGATAGAGCAGGGCTCAACTTTTGGGCGCCTTATTTCTGTTGAACAACCAGACCTGGTCGCAGACCCTACTGGGCAGACTTTTGTAAATTATTCTCTTGTCGCCCACACAGCCCGAATGCAAATTCGTAGGACTGTTGACTCAGCAACATCAATGATTTCTCTGACAACGGAAAACGGTCGAATCACAATAAATCCAAACATCAGTGGAAATACAAGAAACAACGAAATATCTTTGTTAATCACGGCAGCAGATACAGCAACCCTAACAACCAGCGGTGTTTATGACTTGGAAATCATAAGTTCTAGTGGAACAGTATCAAAAGTCATTCGTGGCGACGTCACTTTGATACCTGAGGTCACTAGGTGAGCAATATACCTAATCAGGTTTACATCAACCAAGACACTGCTAATCAAGTAATTGTCAACCAAGACTCTCCAAACCTTGTAACAGTTAGGTCAAACTCTGGTACGGCCAACACTCGTCGTCATGAACACACCCAAGGGCAGGCTTCGACTACTTGGGTTATTACCCATACTTTGGGCGGCAAACCCTCGGTAACGATTGTCGATTCTGCGGATACGCACGTTGTTGGTGATGTAATATATAACAGCACGACTCAAATCACAGTTAACTTTTCAGCGGCGTTTTCGGGTAAGGCTTATCTCACATAAGGAAGTAAAATGGCACAAAAATTTCTTACAAATCTAAACCTTAATCAAAACCAACTGATTAATGCCACCTTTGAAGTTTTAGCATCTGACCCAGGTTCGGGCAATTTTGAAGGTCGGTTAATTTATAACTCCACAACCGACACAATCAAGGTTTATGCAAATGCTGCTTGGCGTTCACTGCCGCACACCATTGTTTCTGGTGGTGGCGCTGGTATTGCTGAAGCCCTTACGGTTTCTGAGTCAAACGGAACCGTAACACTCACTCTCAATGTTGCCGATACCGATAGTGCTGGTTTATTGCCAGCCGCAATGTGGAATATGCTCACAGATGCAACTTCGGATGCAACTGCTTCAAAACTTGTAAAACGCGATGCGAGTGGTAACGCCAAAGTTGCTACACCTACAGACGCTGCTCACATTGCCACTAAGGGTTATGTAGACGCTGCTCGCCAAGGTCTTGATGTCAAGCAATCGGTAAGAGCCGCAACTGTTGGCGCAATCAATATTTCTGCCGACCTTGAGGCTGGCGACTTAATTGACGGAGTAACACTTGTTGCTGGTGACCGTGTTCTCGTTAAAGACCAAAGCACTGCTACAGAGAACGGCATTTATGTTGCCGTTGCTTCTGGCGCGGCTTCTCGCTCGTCTGACGCTAACGGAACAGCAGACACTGGCGAACTAAAGCCAGGAACATTTACTTTCGTTGAAGAAGGTGCTGTTAACTCTGATAAGGGTTTTGTTGTTTCAACGAACGGCACCATCACTATCGGTTCCACGTCAATTGCGTGGACACAGTTCTCTGGTGCTGGTTCGTTTACTGCTGGTGATGGACTCAGTCAATCTGGAAACACAATCAATGTCAACGTCACATCAAACCGTACTGCAATCACTGCTGATGCGATTGACATTTCTGCTAACTATGTTGGTCAGTCCTCAATCACAACCCTGGGTACAATTACCACAGGTGTTTGGAATGGCACAGATGTTGCTGTTGCAGATGGTGGTACTGGTGCTTCTGATGCAACCACTGCTCGTACAAACCTTGGTATCAAGACAACTGCTGGTGCGGCTACTACAAGCGCCGCAACTCTTGCTCGTGTTGCCGCTCAAGGCAATACGGCACATTCATCTGGAACTTCCACAACAGCCGTTGTCCACAATTTCAATACAACTGACGTAATTGTTCAGGTATACGAAGTAGCAACAGGTGAGACTGTTGTAGGTGATGTTAGTCGAACCAACGCCGACACGGTAACTGTTGTATTGTTGGGCAATCACTCAGCAAATGCGTTCAGGATTGTCGTAACCGCAGTTTAAAACATAGTTGACCTTGAGGGGTCAACGAACGAGAAGCAATAGCGATTGAGGTCGCAAGTGGCACAAAAATTCGTTACCCCTATAACCATAAAAAATTTGGCATCCTCTGGTTCAGATGCGCTCACAGTTTTCTTAAACGGTGAAGTCTACGGTCGTGTAAAACTTGAAGCAGGCGGTCGTATCTCTTGGGGCAACGGCGAAGGTGGATACGACACAAACATTTATCGTGATTCAGCAAATGTTCTTGCTACTGACGATGTCTTAAAAGCAACTGCTGGCATCATCACTATGGCGGTTGCTGGTGCACCAACTGCCGCACTCGCTGACGGCGCACTCGCAGTAGACACCACGAACAATACTTTCTACTTCCGAGCCAACGGTGCGTGGAGTGAAATCAGCGGCAACTCAACAATCACCGTAAGCGACACAGCGCCAGCCGATTCAGAAGTTGGTTCTTTGTGGTTTGATTCCACAAGCCTTGAAATGTTTATTTATTACGGTTCGGCTTGGGTTCAACTCAATGCTGAAACTGGCGCAGAAGAACTTTCTGATTTGTTTGATGTTGAATTTACGAATCTTACGGCTAATCAGGTTCTTAAATATAATGGCGAAAGTTGGGTTAACGGTAACGGCTCAAACACAACAGTTTCCGATACTGCACCATCCACCCCTGAACCTGGCGACCTTTGGTATGACTCTACAAGTCTTACTTTATTTATCTACTACAGCAATAACTGGATTGAACTCAATCCAGATACGCAAGTTGAAGAACTTTCTGATTTGTTTGATATTGAATTCGCTAACCTTACGGCTAATCAAGTTCTTAAATATAACGGTGAAAAGTGGGTTAACGGAAACGGTTCAAGCACGACGGTTAGCGATGCTGCTCCTGCAAGTGCGGAATCGGGCGACCTTTGGTATGACTCAACAACTCTTGGTTTGTTTATTTATTACGGCTCGGCTTGGGTCGAATTAAATGCTGACACTGGTGCAGAAGAATTATCTGACCTAACAGACATCAGTATAACTACCCCCACCAATGGTCAAGTTCTTCAATACAACGGAACAGTATGGGTTAATGCGGCGGCTGCTGCGGGTGGCGCAACAGTCAATGTTGCTGAAACTGCTCCAGCCGACCCAAGTACTGGCGACCTTTGGTTTGAATCTGATACAGCAAAAACATTTATTTATTATGATTCGCAATGGATTGAGGTCGGACCACAACCTGGCGGTGGGGCGCAAGCGTTAACAACTAAGGGCGACCTTCTTTCTAGAGACGCAAGCAATTTTGCTCGTCTAGCCGTAGGCACAAACGGATATTTCTTAAAAGCAGACTCGTCGACTTCAACAGGTCTTGTATGGGCGGCAATTCCAACAATCAACAATCTTGATGACATTGGCGATGTTGCAATCAGTTCAGTAAGTAGCGGTCAAGTTCTTAAATGGAACGGAACTGCTTGGGCTAATGCCGCCGATAACGCTGGTACAACAATTAGTTCCATTGATGACATTACTGATGTAACAATAACTTCAGTTCAAAACGGCGATTTGCTCAAATGGAACGGAACTGCTTGGGTAAATGCGGCGGGTTATGCGCTACTTGCTTCGCCAGCATTGACAGGAATACCAACTGCACCAACTGCCGCCGCGGCAACAAACACGACTCAAATTGCTACTACTGCTTTTGTTACTGGTGCAGTTACGGATTTAATTGGTGGCGCACCTGGCGCATTAAATACTCTTAATGAATTGGCAGAAGCCATTGGCGATGATGCATCGTATGCCGCAGGCATTACTACTGCATTGGGACTAAAAGCCCCACTTGCTTCGCCAACATTTACAGGAACGGTCACGATTCCAACTGGTGCGTCAATCACCGCTCCTACGGGTTTAGTTAAGGGCGATGTTGGACTCGGCAATGTTGATAATACATCCAACGCCACGGAACGCGCCGCTACAGCAACCCTGACAAATAAAACACTGACGTCACCCGTTATCAATACCCCAACAGGAATAGTCAAGGGTGATGTTGGTCTCGGGAACGTTGACAACACGAGTGATGCCAACAAGCCAGTTTCTACGGCACAACAAACCGCTCTTGACTTAAAAGCGAATCTTGCGTCACCAACATTTACTGGCACGGTCACGGTTCCGACACCAACAAACAATACTGACGCATCAACAAAAGCGTATGTCGACGCAGCACAATCTGCCGCACAAGTTTACGCAGACAATCTCACGGTTTCTATTTCCGAAATCACAGACGGAATCACCGCTGATGCATCAGAAATAAATATTCTTGATGGCGCAACTCTTTCAACTGCTGAGTTAAATATTCTTGACGGCGCAACACTTTCCGTAACAGAACTAAATTATGTTGACGGCGTAACCTCTGCAATCCAAACACAATTGAACAGCAAAGCACCGATTGCTTCACCGACCTTTACAGGGACAGTCTCTGGTGTAACCAAAACAATGGTTGGTTTAGGTTCTGTTGATAACACCACTGACGCAAATAAACCAGTTTCGACTGCGACTCAGACCGCCCTAGATTTGAAATCAAATCTTGCCTCACCAACTTTTACGGGAACCTTAACCGCCAATGATTTAACAGTAAGTGGAAACTTAACGGTCTCTGGAACCACGACATCAATCAACACCGAAACGCTCACTGTTAATGACAATATCGTCGTCCTTAACAACAATGTGACGAGTAGTCCAACAGAAGATGCTGGCATTGAAGTTGAACGAGGAACTTCTACAAATGTTCTTATTCGCTGGAATGAAACTACCGATAAATGGCAATTCACAAATGATGGTTCAACCTACACAGACCTTGGTATAGGTAGTGCGTCAATTTCATCAACGGCGCCAACATCGCCGGTAAGTGGTCAGATTTGGTTCTACCAAGACACGGCACAAACTTTTGTTTACTACGGTTCTAATTGGATTGAAATTGGCGCAGTCAGTAACGGCGCAAGA